TCCAGCAGGGCGGCCTTATAAGTTTCCCAATCTGTCTTAATGAGGGCCCGGCTCATGGTGCCGTCTTTATTAAGCTTCGGCCTTGCCGGAGGTTTACCCGAGATTTGGAAGGTAATAGTACCGACAGGGGGCTTACGCAAAATCCGGAAGATAGCATACTGGTAGGCGGCGTTCTGGAGGTTAACCTCCTCCGCCTCATAAGGCTGGAAGGATCCCCGGACCTTCCAATCCACCAGCCAAATCTGGTCGGTGGGCTTGTGCCACCCCACCCAGTCGATGTACCCGTGGAACCCGCCCCAACCTTTGAGCGGGATGGTAAAGTGATATTCGATCATAGGGATGCCGGCCGGATCCACGACGGTCTCCCACTCATCAATGGGTAACTTACGAAGGGTGCGGATGGCGATCTGCTCGGCATCAGCCCCCACTTGGTGAATGGCTTCGATCTCCTCCTCAAAGAGATCGTCTCGGGCCAGCTCTCGCTCTTTCCAAGACTCCACCCCCTTCCGTACACCGTCCTCCACCGGCATCGTGCCGTAGTAATACTCCCGGAGTGCTGTCGCCAGTCCCATATGAACCGCCGATCCCAGGGACAGCGGCCTGGCATCCACCCGTGGTACCAAATTCTCTTGGTAGACATACCACCATTCTTGGCGGCATCGCAGGTAAGTGGAGATTTGGCTGAAGGAAAGAAGAGGCTTAGTCGTTGCCTGCACCGTTGGCAACTTCTCCCTTGTCCTTTTTTCGGTGATCTCTTCTTCAACCGATTTCATATCGGGGACACCGGAATCAAAAGTTGTTAGTTGCATGTTCTTCTCCTCCTTTCATCTTATTTCTTTATGGGGTGTAAACATTTATATCACCCCTCTTTCTTTGAGGGAAACGTATCCGTTATCCCCAACTATAATGTGGTCAAAAACTTCTATCCCCATAATCTTACCAGCCTCTACTAAACGGTGGGTTATTAGAATGTCATCTTTGCTGGGCTCCGGATCGCCGCTAGGGTGATTATGAAAACAAACAATAGCCGCCGCATTGTGAAGTATTGCTGGCTTGAATACTTCCCGTGGATGGGTCATGGAAGAATTTAAAATCCCTCTGCTAATTTCATGCACCGCAACTATTTTGTTTTTAATGTTCAGGACAAGAATCCCAAACACCTCTTGCGCTTCTTCTTCAGCATTCGTTAACATAGTTATCGCCTTGTACACTTGATCTGGGCTGCTGACTTTTTTCGGGAGTTCATACTTCCCCACTTTTTCTTTTACTAAAGCCACCCTCTCAAACGACACCAGGATTTTTGACATTTTACCAATCCCTCCTTTTTTAAGGGAGGGGCTAACGCCCCTCCTCCTTTACAAAGTATCCGACGTCTCTTTGTGCTTCGCTCAGGGCTACTTCCAATTCCCCTATTGCTTTAGCTATTTCGTTGTGTAACGTATCAAACACAGCGAGTGCCATTGCTTCAAGCTTTCTTTCTTCTTCTATGTTTTTGCTGTGTATGTCTAACCACCTGTTAAAGTGATAGGCAGTCCAAAACTCCTTTTCTGCTTTAGTATAAGCATTGGTCATTGCCATAATAATAGCAAAATCTATTTGTACCATTTCTACCATGTACTTGCTGGGATTGCCTTCTTCTAAATACTTCTCAATTAGGAAGCTCTTAATAACGTTATCATAGTGGCGGCTAACCTTCCCAAGTTCCGTGAATACTGCTTCACTGACTTGTTCTAACACTTCGTCAATTATGTTCAGTGCTAATGTCTCATATTCTTCCCCGTAAAACTTTCTTGCCGTCCTCATTTGTGCCTTTGCTATGGCCTGTGCTACTAACTTCCCCACTAACCTAACACTGCTTGTGTTGAACCTCTTAGTTACTAACTGCTCGGCTTCCTTCCTCTCAATCCTCATGTTGCTCCCTCCTTCTTTTTGTGTTACGTTTTGGTTTGTTGCTTCTGTTCTTCTCATCTTCTATCCCTCCTTTTGTTTTATTTTTTTTCCTTCCATTTTTATTATAACACATCAAATACCTGTTTGTCAAGTATTTATTTGCCTGTCATTGAAATAGTGACAAATCTCTTTATTTTATTATAACATATCGAATACCTGTTTGTCAAGTATTTGTTTGTTTGTCGCTAAAACGATGGCAAATCGTTGCGAAATACGCTGTAGCGCCTGTCAGCATCTTTCCGAACCATAGAGTCCTTCTCCAAAGCCTTCATCCGACGGCTGATAGTGCTCCGGTGTACCCCAAGTGCGTCTGCGATCTCGTTAATGGACATAGGTTTCTCACTCTCACTCAACAGGTCCAGAATCTTGGAGTTCAGGTCGGTACCGTTCTCCGTAGCCCTAGCTCCAGTGAGAACCTTGACGTGGTAGTGGTATGGCGGGTTGTCGGTATTGATGTCGAACTCCACCCGGACATCCTCGGCGGGGTTCTTGGCGACCTTGAAGTGGCGGCGGACGATGACCGAACCGTCGTTCTCTGATCGCTTCACCTGCCAGCCGGTCTCCAAGAGAGCGTTCAGGAATTGAGACCCCCACAGCCGGGACCGCTCCATACTGTCCGCATGCTTGGTCGTGTGGTGGGCCACCAGGAATGAGCAACCATAGCGGTCTCGGATGATCTTTAGCCGGAGCATCTGCTCGGCGGACTTGGTCATATAATCATCCGTCATGGCTGCAGAGTAAAGGGGGTCCAGGATGACTAGAGCCGGACGCAGCTCCCGAATCCGCAGTTCCAGAGCGTCCATAACCACCTGGTCCGCAAAACGGAGATTGCGATCCGGATGGATGTAGATGGGTATCTCGGGAGGGGCCTTCACTTCGAACCGACCATCCCCCATGACTTCGGCTCTTAGGTCCAACCGGCTTTGAAGGATGACCGCCAGCCGTTGTGCTATATCCCCGTGGAAGTCTTCCTGCTGGATTAACAAGACTGGACCCGTACGCCGGACAGGATACTCACCTAGGAACGGCGTACCTGTAACCACGGATACGGCCATATCAAAGGCAAGCCAAGTCTTGTAGGAGCCAGGCGGAGCTACCACGAAGCCGATCGTGGCCTCGGGCAGCCAATCTTGTACCAACCAAGACACTTGATTGTTGCCGTGGTGAACCATGTATTCCCGGATGTTGACAACACTAAACGGACTGATAGACACCCGCCCGGTGCCGCCATCCTGAGGTTGGTTTTGCGACACAGTACCCCTGCGGCAAGCCGTCTTGTAGACGGATTCGACCGTTGCCGCTACTTCATAGTCAGGAAGAGGAGGACGGTTCTTCTCATTCCACCGGCGGGCGATGGTAAGAACTACATCCTTTGGTATACCCTTGCCAATCAGGTATCCGCACAGCCTAGCGCAGGCGTCATTGCGCTGACCCTCCTCTACCCCGGCCAGTAGATCAGACAGCCACTTGGAGTTGCCATCCCCACCATCATGTTCCACCGGTGTGTGAGAAGTGAGGAGACCCACCAAATAGGGTGGCAGCTTTCCAAGCTCACCGCGGCGTATCCACTCGTACAATCGTCCGGAGGAGTGAGCAGACGGCGGCGCTACGACGTACCCACCATCAGCCCGTACATCGACTCCCGGCAGCAAACCAACCCGGTTCGGGATATGGTCCACATCTTCCGGATAGCGATAGTAAAAGTGATAACCACCTCGCCCCGTTTTGGCAATAAAATCAGTTGGAGCTTGCTCATAGATCCCAGCTCCGCTCTCGTTATCGTCTTTATCCGGATCCAAGTCAATGACCACAATCCCAGAAACCTTGCCGGTGACGATTCCGATGTTGGCGTTCGGATATTGTTGCCACCAGCGGCGGATCTCCTCTTCCGTGGGCCTGCGGCTCTGATACTCGATCCATGACACCAATGGACGCTTACCACCAGGTTGAACAGGGATCACAGAAAACCCGCTCCGCCACAGCTCCAATGCCGACTCCAGAAGAGTGTTCATTTCACGTACTCACCTCCATGTTGCCGCAGGGCGGCGGTAGCGGTCACTCCTCAATTGTGGTGGTCCTACTCTCAGCTTCGTCCTCCCGCAAGTCTTTAGGATCGATGAACAGTTCGTAAGACTCCACCTTGTAAAGCCGGGCATACTTTTGAATATCCTCCGGGCTTAGGCCCCGGTCACCCGACTCGTGCCTGGACACGGTGGTATGGTCAATGTCCAGGAGCTTAGCAACTTCCTGCTGGGTAAGTCTACAGGCTTCCCGCAGTTCCCGCAGGCGATTTTTAGGAATCTTGTTCGCCATGAAATTCACCCCCTTTGTTTGTTCTTCTAATTTTATTTTATCACAGAGCATATTTGTTTGTCAAGTATTTAATTGACGTTTCTGTTGCGCTGTGTGAGCTGTGTGCGTGCGTGCGTGCGTGCAACCCCTAAAAGGGGGGTTGCACGCACACACAGCACATTCGCACCGGTCAAAGCACGCACAGGACTTTTGCACACTAAAGAGTCCGTGTCGGACACGGGCTCTCGGCTCTGATGTGCAGAGGATGTGCAGTCATGTGCAAAGAGTGTGCACATAACTGTATGTGCATGGCCGTGTGTGGGGTCTATTTGACAATTTTCTTTTGGCGTTTGTAGTGCGGGGTTGGGTGAGCGGATTGGAAAGTACCAACAAAAGAGGCGTGCAGGATGTGCAAAGATGTACACACATGTGCACGCATGTGCACGCATGTGCAGAGGATGTGCAAAGATGTGCACGCATGTGTACATCCCTTGGTGTCATGAATAAGTCATGTATATCTTGACAAAATTAGGTGGCCTGTGTTATAATAAAATTGAAAAAGAATATTTATAATAAGGAGCCGTTCGGGAATACGTTGCTGGCCAGGCAAAAGAAAAGATTTCTGCACGGCACGTCATATGGTCTGCACCTAGAAGGTGGGGGGTTTAAAAACGGATTAAGACAACTTGAAATATTGGAACGATGGGGCAGGTGATGCTTTATAGCATTTGAAGTTTTACAACCGCACATTGACGAAATTGAGGCCCGACTTGCCAAGGGGGAAAGTTTGCGCTCTATCGCTCGTGGTTTGGGCGTCTCTCTTTCAACTTTGCACCGATACAAGAAAGCGGTCTTTGACTTGGAGGTTGAGGCTCGCCGGGCTTGGGATGAAGAGCGTAAAAAGAACCATGAACAGCGGAAGGCAGAGGGCAAGGCGAGGATTGTCAATAATCTTGAGCTGTTAAATCTGGTCAAATTACGTGCTGAGCAGCTGTTAAGTATAGAGGCGGGGCAAGAATACCAGAATGCTGACGGCGAGACAAGAACTGTGACTTTTCATACTGTGGCTACTCTTTGGGAGAAGGCCACCAAAATGGCAACAGATGCTATAAAACAAGAGCTGGAGTTGATCGGTGATGATCCAGTAAGCCGTTTGGCCGATGGCGTAGCAACTTGGGCGGAGTTGGTGCAGACGGCGGCCGATGAAAATGACTAAAGCAGAGGCAAGATTAGTGTTAGACCGGGCGAAGAGAGACCCAGTCTTTTTCGTGCGCAAAGTGTTAGGCGGAGATCCTTGGGAAAAGCAAGAGGAGATACTGAACGCAGTTAGGGACCATCGGCGTGTGGCTGTTCGGGCCTGTCATGGCGTAGGAAAGACCAGGGTGGCAGCTTGGGTGGCCTTGTGGTTTCTGTACTGCCACAAAAACAGCAAGGTCATAACAACCGCTCCTACATGGCCCCAGGTGGAAAACTTGCTTTGGCGAGAAATAGCAGCTGCACATGCCAGTTCAAAGTATCCGCTTGGGGGTAAGGTTCTACAAACGCGGATTGAACTCGGGAAACAGTGGTTTGCCCTGGGGTTATCGACCGATAAGCCGGAGCGGTTCCAAGGATTTCACGCTGAGCATATCCTGCTGATAGTGGACGAGGCTAGCGGTGTTGATCAGCGCATATTTGAAGCGGCAGAAGGTTTTCTTACAAGCCCAGGGGCAAGGCTCCTGCTCATTGGAAACCCAACGCAGCTTTCCGGTGAATTTTACAATGCTTTTCGGTCATCCCTGTACCACAAGATACACATTAGCGCGTTTGATAGTCCTAATCTTAAGGTTGGAAAGATTGTCCGGCCTTATTTGGTTACTCCGGAATGGGCAGAAGAGAAGCGGCTCAAGTGGGGAGAAGATAACCCGCTGTGGTACAGCAGAGTGCTGGGGGAATTCCCGGAACAAGGCGATGATACGCTTATTCCGCTTGCCTGGATTGAAACGGCACAGCAAAGGTGGCAAACGATTCCCCCTGGAGAACCCATAGAGTTGGGTGTAGACGTGGCCCGCTATGGTACTGACACCACAGTCATCATATCGCGTCAGGGCAGTAGAGCCGAAGTTATTACCCAGCTTCGTGGCCAGGACACGATGGAAGTTACTGGTGCAGTTATTAATGCTTTAAGAGAAACTGAGGCCAAGGTTGCCAAGGTAGATGTAGTCGGTCTGGGGGCTGGCGTGGCAGACCGCCTAAAAGAGCAACGTTACCCGGTTCGGGAAATGAATGCTGGCGAAGCGGCCCAGGATAAAGAGCGGTTCGTTAATAAGAGGGCCGAATGGTACTGGGCCTTACGAGAAAGATTTCAGGTTGGCGATATTGCCATTCCCCCAGATGATGAACTGGCTTCTCAGCTCGCAAGTTTGAAGTATAAATTTGATAGTAGGGGACGTGTTCAGATAGAAAGTAAAGAGGAGATGCGAAAGCGTGGGCTGCCCAGTCCTGACAAGGCCGATGCTCTCATGTTGGCTTTTGCACCTTCGGTTAAAAGATTTGATACGGAACTGGTAAGTATTTTGAGGGGAGCGAAAATCTATGGCTAGAACTAATTGGCTTAAAAAAGCTGTAGGAGAAATATCAAAACTGCGCCAAGGATTGTTTGGACAGTTTGGCACCATTCTTGCAGGGCGCTGGGATGTGCCTTATGTGCTGAACAGTACCAGGGTGGATTATGAACTTGCGCGGCAGTTGTATCATAATAGCCACGACGATTACAAGCTGGGCTCAGGCTTTTCTAAGCCAATAATAAATACACTGGCTGGCTTTATGGGTGTGCCGCGCTTCCACTGTGAGGACGAGGAAGCCCAGGCGGTCCTTAAAAAACACGCCGCAAGGTGGGTAAGCCGGATGCAGCGGACCCAACAGCTTTGCCTGCGGGATGGAGACTGCTTTGTGACGTTGGTAAATTTAGCCATAGAAGATCCTCTCCGCCCGGAGGACGATACACGTATTGAGTACGTCATAATTCCTCCGGAGCAGATTGCAGACATAGAGGTGGATCCTCTTACTCGGAGGCCGGTGGCATATACCATTCAGGCTCGGAACAAGTGGGATAGTGGACAGCGGGAATATGAAGTAACCCAGCGTATAGCGGCGGATAGAGTTACAGTGAAGGTGGAGGGCGATGCTCCACCCGGCCTGATAAGTGAGGAACGGCCCAATCCTTGGGGGTTTATTCCGATAGTGCATTTCAAGAACGAACCCGAGGAAACGGAGCTTTTTGGGGCGAGTGAACTGGAGGCGGTAGAGCCCTATTTAAAGGCCTACCATGACGTAATGCTTCATGCCATACAGGGTAGTAAAATGCACTCGATTCCACGTCTTAAGCTCAAACTTGTGGATGTAGAAAGGTTTATTATCAACAACTTTGGGCAGCAAGTGCTGGACCAGATTAGAAGAGGAGAACAGGTCAGCGTAAACCTTCAAGGTCATGAGTTACTCATCTTCACAGATGAAGAGGATGCCAGCTTTATCGAGGCTCAGTCAGCAATTGGTGATGCAGAGGCTTTACTGAAGCTTCTCTTTTATTGCATTGTTGATGTTTCCGAGGTACCGGAATTCGCCTTTGGAGTGCACACACCCAGCAGTCACGCCAGTGTAAAAGAACAGATGCCTTTGCTCATTCGCCGGGTAGCGAGAAAACGTGAAATGGTGACGGAATGCTGGCAGACTTTAGCCCGGATGCTCTTGGTTATGTATAGCAAGATCACCGGTAAGAGATTTGAGAGCTACGAAGTGGAAATAACGTGGGATGCCGTTATCGAGCGGGATGAAAAAGAGTATGCAGATACTATCAACATCTTGGTGAACGCACTTAATACTGCCCTTATGGGTGGATTTATTAGTCTGGATGCTGCTGTGAACCTGTTGGCTCAGTACATTGACACCATGCAGGAATACGCTACCGATGACCCGGAACTGCCCGGTGAAAGAGAAAGGATTATTAAATCGTGGTATTTGAGAAGTCGTTTGGAAGATACCGAGGGATTATTTGACCAATTGCGGGATATAGAAAAGGTATTGAAATCAAACCAGAATCAGGAGCAAGCTCCGAATCAAAGCAATGAGGGATGATAGCCGATGGCCAAGGAGATAGTCGAAATCAAGAAGGCCGCTGGTGATTACCAGAAATGGGCATTAGCTGCACGAAAGCAATATATCCAATTACGCTTAAGGCAAGACAAGGAGATTGTAGACCTTTACATTCGTTCGGCCAATAGGATTGCCAAGGAATTGCAACAAATTGGAACAACTACAGTTTCGGGCCGAATACAAAAGAGACATCTCAAAAAGTTGGAAAAATCCTTGAGGGCTGAGGCTGAGCTAATTCAGAAAGGTTTGACTGAAGCATTTGTTGACTATATTGATTCAGCTGCAAAGGCCGGGATGAGCTACACTCAAGGTGTTGTATTGAATCTATTTGATCAAGCGGGATTGAAGACTTCCGAGATAAGAAAATTGTTCAGCAGGGTCAATAAACAAGCTGTTGAAGCAATTTGGGCTAGAACGAGAAATGGACTTTATTTATCGGACAGGATTTGGGAGCAGGGCGAAAAATGCCGCACCACAATGAGGGATTTAATTCAAGAATCCGTTGCAATTGGACAGGACGCAGTGACCACCGCTAGAATGATTCAGCAATATGTCAGGCAAGGAGCGCAAACTCTAGCTAAGGATTATCCTAATATGATGAAACGGATGAAAGGGCGTGTTCCCGGGGACATCTGTTACGAAGCTTTAAGGCTGGCCAGAACAGAGATGACTGCGGCCTTTGGGGAGGGAACGATAGCAGCCGCGCGGGTTAGCCCAAGTTATATCGGCATGAAGTGGGTGCTATCTCATAGTCACCCTGTAGCCGATATTTGCGATGTGTTAGCGGCGCATGATGAAGGCCTTGGCCGAGGTGTATACTCCCTGGGGAATGAACCACCTTATCCAGCTCATCCAAGCTGCCTTTGTGCTTTGGTACCGATACATGAAGAACCGGAGAAGTTTGTTGAGAAGTTGAAGAGATGGGCCGAAAACCCCGAAAGTGGACCAGAGTTAGAACAGTGGTATCAAAATATACACAAGCCTGGAGCGGGCAAGGTGAAATTACCCAAGGCGTCTCAAGAAGCCGCTGAATCAGTAGCCAAAACCGCGGCAGAGGCTATGGAGAAGATGGCCGAAGAGGATATAATCAATCTGGACGATTTCGAGGATTTGTATGGAAAATACCTGCCAAGAGATTACGGTTTGATTAGTGCAATTGAAGACGTAGAAAAGCATAGTCATCTCTTGGTACATGAGGCTACCCCCGAGGAACAACAAGTAGTAAAGTATTATACCGGCTCGGAAGGCTTTAAGCAATTCAACCGGGCCTTGAGGTTTCCCGAAATAGGGAAGACGGTTAAGGGAGAAATCAAGAAAGGGATTGAAACTTTAATCAACCTTATCAAAAAAGCAAGTCCATTGAGCCAAAACACGATATTCTACCGTCATGATAAGTTGGGGACATTAGAACACCTCTACAATCCAGAAGTAAGGAAAATTGCAGAGGACATAGTAGTGAATGGTAATACTAGTAAGATGCCTGAACTGAAGAAGCTATTGACTAGATCACTAATACAAGACAAAGGATTTTTGAGTACTTCCTATCGCCGAGATGCATTTGTTTATGAAAAGGGTTTGGAGATACGGATTCACGCGCCCAAAGGTTTTAAGGGCGGGTTATTCCTGGAAGAAATATCCGAATTCCAAAGGGAAAGGGAGTATCTGTTTGCCCCTGGGCAAAAATTTAGGGTGTTGGATGTAGAGGTAGGTGAAATTCACCCATGGGGAAAAAACTTGATACTCCACGTTGTTCCAGTCGAATAACTTTGTTACAAAGGGTGTAATATGGTTAGAAAGAAAAAAATTGAGCGAGGTGATACAA